TTGAGGCATTGCGTTTGATCTCTGTAACCAATGCGGTCTGGGTAGAGGCTGCGGCTGTCGTGCCCGTACCCACCGCAATCCAGCCCATCACACCCGGGCGACTGCTCGAGTTGCCAATCGCATCGGCCACGAAGTCAAAACCACCGTTAACGATGATGTTGTCTTTGTGTACGACCTCAACCTCGCCGCTTAGCTTTTCCAGCACCAGCGTGAGTGAGCCCTTAATTTGCATACCTTCATCCATCATGGGATTTCTCCAAAAAAATAGGCGCTGACCCAATGGGTGCAACGCCTTTGCTAAGGTTGATTGATTTGTCTGAAAAGTCAGTACAGCTTGAGGACGGAATAACCCGCCGTTGGGGTAAATGGTTTGCTGGCACTTTGAACCTCACCTCCCATCTTTCCGATGAAAAGCCTGCGCTCAGTAGCCGTCTGGCACACACCAATACAAATCCTGTCAGCCACAGTCACGGGGTAAGACACCACCACCCGGTTAAAGAGTTGGTCCTCCAGAAAGAAGGTTCCAGCCACTGAGTCATAGCCGACCGAGAGGCTCACACCGGAACCCGTGGCCGTCCAAATGACTGATGTGGTGATCTGGTTCGGGATGAACCAAAAGCTGACATGAAAGACACCCGGAATGTTTACCCCCCAAGACACTTTTGTCGTGTCCTTTACCAGAACACCACTGCCGTAGCGCCCATCGGCATACGTCACACCAATGGCTTCAGAACCTACTGGGTTGCCATACCCACTGAGCACACCATTGAGTCGCCAGCCATAGAGCTCCCCCGCTTGGAGTGCGTCCTCACGGGCCATTTGGAACCTAGCTTCGATGCTCTTGAGCGCACCGTCATAAGTCCACTGCCTCTTGCCCGCAGAGCTGATCCAAGCGTAATTGGCAGTGGACCAAGTCTCACGGTCATCCAGAGTCGCGCCAATGCTTGCAAGCAATGTGTTTTGAGCTCGATAGCTTGTGGGCAGGTTCACCTCAAACAGGTATTCAGACTGAGCCACCCCGCTGTCCATGCGCAAAACATCAAGACTGTTGACTGACTCCACTGAAGCGAAGTGCTTGATCCCCGGAAACCTTGTCGCTTGCGCATCCATGGTCACCAACAGGTTGGCGTTTTGCGGCTGTGCCACCACCGTCGAAACAAAGGTGGCTTCATCCGAATAGATGCCGGGAGATGCAATCGCTTTGATCCAGAACTTGCGCTCCCCATCAAAACCCGATGGCAGGGTGAAACTGCTGGACTTCACCTCGGCAATGAAAATCGAGGTGTCCCATGCTGTCCCTTCCCTTAACTCGTAAGCGACGACCTCAGGTTCTGGGTTTGGTAGCCAACGAAATTCAAGGCGGTTCGCAGACTGCACCACATCGAACTGTCTGACCGCCATTGGGGCCAGCAAGAGCAACTGAAATGTCGTGACATGCGTGCTGTACTTACCCGATGTATCAAAGGCCCGAATGAAGTAGTTGTACTGTCCTGATTCACTCTGGTCATGCACAAGCTGTGTACCCGCAGTTTGACCAACCAATTGACCTGAGTCCCAGCCTGTTCCCACCCGAACTTCATAGCCAGCCAAATCAGCATCAGTGTTTGCTGCCCATTTCAAGAGCAGATCAGTCGTGCGTCGATAGACCAGAAAGTCTTGAACATCGTCCGGAGGTTGTAACTTCCCAAGGATGGGTTGCGTCAGCGATGCTGCCGTCCCAAGCTTTCCTGAAACACCAACAGCCTTGACCGTAAAGACATAGTCCCCAGTTTCGGCATTGCGAATTTCAAGATAGCTGGTGGAGACTCGAGGCAATGTGACGGTGTTGCCACCATTGACCCGATAGCTCACCTGATACTCAAGTGCGCCAAAGACCTGTTCCCAAGCCACCTGAATCAGAACCAATGCCTGGTCCTTGACCCGGTACAAGCTCTCAGACACCGTCAAACCAGTTGGGGTTGCAGGAGTCGTAGACAGCACCGTGATGTCACGGGGCTGGAGTGCCAAGCCCTGCTCAATCGCAGCGTATTTGCTCGGGTTGTGAGCAAGGGCGGTGATCTCATGAATACCGGGTTCGCTCTCAGCGACTTGCACCACTCTGAAGAGTTGCGTCTCGACCTGGCTGGATGCCAGGACCCAAATCGCCCCTGCTTGTGGAGCGGCTGAAAACGCGCTCGTCACTCCAAGTGTTCTGCCGCTGAAAGAGCCAACTTGTCGCTCCTCAACCAATCCAGCAGGCGTGATCACTGAAATCCGCCATGAGCCTGCCGGTGGGTCCTGGTCGAGCGTCACGGTAACTGTGGTGGCCGCAGCAATACGCCCTCCAAGTCGCAAGCCACCTCGGCTGGAGTCGGCCACCTTGATGACGTCCCCAGGTCGAACCACAGCGCCTTCAAGTCCTGTCCGAAATGTGATGATCTCCGACTCTGATTGCTCTGAGTAAAGCAACCATTTGCCCACTCGATTTGCTTGCCCCCTTGAGGTGCACCCCATGGCCACAACATCAGCCTGAACTACCCCGTAGCGAGCGATGCCGTCGACATCCTCCACATATTCCACCTTTTGACGGTAGAAATCATCTGGATCAATCCAACTCACCAGTGCAACTGTGTGACGCGCTTTGGCAGATGACCCTTGGTAAGAAAAGTCACCATCAATGACGTTGGCAGCCGTGAATTGATAGACCGGGTCATGCGGCGCATCTTGCGTCACGGTGATTGCACCACCAGACCAATACGCCATGCCCCTGAATATCGAGGCCATGTCTTGCACGACATTGTATGCCTGCTCTCGTGTCTGCAAGTACAGATTACAGGTGAATCTTGGTTCGTAGCTGCCAAGGCCGTTTGGCACCAATTCATCACAGTAGCGGGCTACTCGATACAGGGCCCATTTATCGACCTGCGCCTCTGGGATGTAGTTGCCCAGACCGTAACGGGTGCTTGTCACTAGATCGTAAAAACACCATGCAGGGTTGTCAGTCCATGCGACTTTGAAAGTACCGTCCCACACCCCCGAATACGAACGCGTTTCAGGAAAGTAGTTAGAAGGGATGCGCACCCGAAGCAGCTTTAAGTCATAGCTGCGCTTTGGGATGGAGCTGAATTGAGAGGCATCGACCCGAAGCGCCATCAAAGCACTGTTGGGATAGCGAAGCTTGCTCTCAATGACCTCAGTGTAGGAATCCAGAAACGTTTTGTTCTGAATATTGGTCTTAGTTGAATCCTCCGTGATTCGACGCAGTCTTACATCCCAAGGTGCAGGACCATTCAAAGGGATGTAGTAGCTGCGTTGATACTTGGTTGTTGTTTTTCCTGAAACCGAGTCGAGTACCACCTGCGTGAAACCACCGCCTTTGCTTTGCACATCAATCGCAAAGTCAACCGTTGTCCCGCTCAAATCACCATTGGTCGGGTCTTGATAGGTCAGTGAAGGTAAACTGATCTTGAGGCGCACAGCATCTACATCAGGGTCAGTGATCGCTCTGACCACGGGCTGGTTGTATTTGCACTCGACTCCAACTGCCACCTCATTCTCAACAGAGGAGAAACCCGGAATGTAGCTCTGCTGTTGTGTTCCGTTTCTGCTCTCTAAAGTGACGCCTGAAAAGTTGTAACTGCCGTCTGAATTCTGAATGGGCGTGTCATCAAGATAGACCGACTTCAACCCATTGGCCAAGCCTTGAATCTCGCCTTCACACACCAGATCAACAACCCGGGCAAACGCCTTGGAGCGTAGACTGTCTGCAGCCTCTTGGGCGACACGCGCACTACCCCCGCCACCTTTACCTCCACCACCAGCTCCAATGATGAGCTGAGGTTCACTCACAGATTGCTCAATAGACGAATTCACACCGGCACCTCATCCACATCGATTCCTGCGCTGATGACAGCAGATCCCACAATCAATCGCCCGTAACCCACTGGCACGGGTTGTCCTTGTGCCGTTGTATTCACAGCGCCATTGAATGCATAGCTGGGCTTGTTCTCTGGCCGCTCAGACGGGTCAGTTGACTTAGGCGTTGGCGCAATCATTTGAGCCACACCACCCAGAATCATGGAGGTGCCCACCGAGTAAAGCGTCGCTTGTGACAAGAAGCTTCCTGCCGCAGCCCACCCCATGGGGTTCCACCAAGCAACGGCAATCAAAGCAGCACCAAGGATGACTTGTCCGAGCCCATTGCCACCTGCACCAGAAATGACTGGAGCAATCGTGATGCGTTGCTGCCCACTCGGTTCATGCAGGCGCTCAAGATTGAGTTCATCTCGACCTACTAGGACCTTGTAGCCAACACCTCGCTCTCCAGAGCTGACAAGCTCGCGCTCAAAGGTAGGGAAATTGGCGCCTAAAGCACGCACAGCTTCAGCCGCTGAAGCCACAACCATTTTGTGTCGACGACCGAACTGTCGCCCTAGCTCGCCTAGAAGAATGATGGTTGCCATTAGCGTTGTGACTGGTGTCTTAGTGTGTGAGTTGTGATCTTTTGCCAATAGCCGCCGTACACATCACGGCTTGAAAGTCGTCCCTGCAAGTGATGAAGGATCAGTCCGTCACCAAGGTAAATTGCAGCGTGATTGGGCACCTCAGAGTTCACCTGCATTAAGAAGACATCACCAACGAGCAAATCGTCGGGTTCAACCACCGCGAATCCAGCAGCAGAAAAGTTATCCACATACAAGTTCTCACCCCGTCTCCACCATTCGTCAAATCGCTGGAAGTCTGGAAGGCTCAGTCCGCGCTCTTGCGCATACCAATCCCTCACAATGGAGTAGCAGTCCAGCACGCCGTGTGACCACTCTCGCCCCACAAGCGGTGCGACATAGCCCTTTGGCGAAAGCTCAAACCATTGGCCGTTGGGGTAGGACACGATGAACCAAGGCACGCCACTGGCTTCACAGGCCACGCAGTCTGCTTGGCTGGGAGTTGCTGGCAAATTCGGATGTGAGTGAACCACCCCGACGATCTCACCTCGCTTGTCAGCCTTTACGTAGTCTTGTGGATCGATCACGAATTGATCTGTTCCCACTCCAATGTTCTTGCAAGGTACATAGAGCTCCTTGCCTTTACGAACGACCAACAGGCCACATGATTCCCGAGGAAACTCACTAGCCGCATGTTCAACTGCCAGTTGTTTGTTGGAATCAAGCATTAGCGAATCAATCCTGCGGCTGGAAAACCACCAAACGGTAGTTCAGCATTGGAGCCAAATCGCCTCTGACAAGAACTCAGTCTCTTGCCACAAGCATCTTGGGATTTGAGGGAGACAGACACATCGTTGGCGTTGAAATACGCTGTGCCCGTGTAGCCACACTCTGCACTTCGATACCCCCAAGGACAGACGTTTTGCACGATTTGCCTTCGAGGCAATGCGACGCCCTCTAAGTCAAACGATGCAGCCAACTCGAACTCAACCACATCCCTTGTCTCTCGTGATTTGCGGTCGATGTAATAAACATCGTCTGCAAACTCTGCACTGGGGTCAGCCGACTGGTTGCTCCCACTGGCAAAGTTCACACCATCCAGATACTTGACCAGGGTGCGCTTTCGGGTGATCTTTGCGCCCACCAAGTCTTGGTATGACAAGATCAACGCGGTGATGCTTCCAGTGACGTTGGCAACTTTGAGCTTTGGCCTTGGGACTTGGCCGTTGCCATTGAATTCAAAGCCTTCTGCCTGAATAGGAAACGGCTCATAGGAGTTACCTTGCCAGACCACTTGCCTGCGCAGCTCGTTGGTGCCCGCATGAAAGCGCACAACCCCCTCATTAAAGAGGCTCAAGTCCAATACAAAGAGCTCAATGACAGCACTTGGTGCAAGACCCTGGATTTCAGTTGTGATGGATTGGGAAGTCATGACAAATCAAAAACCTGCTTGAAGGTGGCGCGGATGTTTTCTATGTTTGGCTCTTCAATCGTTCGACTCCACTCTTCACAGGTGAACTTTCCCGTGATACCACTTGGCGTTGTCCAATCAAAGGCTTGAACCGCACCTCGTGCTCGCAAGAAGCTGTCGATTGCAGAGGCGTCGCTTGTGGACTTGCCCCGAAACTCCAGTGACCAGACCTCAGGCTGAGTGTTGATGCCATATGCCAAGCGTTGCTCGTAGCCATCACCAAAAGAGACGCGTCGCACGTTTGGTTTAACGCTCAGCGATGCCCCAATGGATGGGATCCATGTGAAGGTAGCCATTGAATATCCCTTGATCCATTCCTTCAAGACTTCCCATCACCCCATCCTTCGGGGATCAAGCAAACCGCCTGCACGCTTTTGATTGAGCAACTCTTGTCGAACCGCGCTCGAGATAGCGCGACCCAAATCCTGACCTTGGCCAGCCGTGGAGGTCGTGCCTCCCTCGGCAACATTGACAGAGATGTTGAATACATCCCCAGCACCTGATCCACCTTGCCTCATCGTGACGGGGATGGAGCGTCCATCTGGCAAAGGCACATACGCCTCATTCATAGAGCCCTCACCAAACACCGCCAATTGAGGCGACGAGGCAACCCCACCGCCTGCGTAAGTGCGCAATGGCAACGGACCAGCCGAGGTCATGACCCCACCGTTGGCAAATCCAAACATGCCCCCCAATGCATTTGCCATTGGCAAAGTGATCGAGCGTTGGATTTGGATTCGAATCAGATCCGAAATGATGGAAGTCGCAAGCGTTCGAAAATCCAACTTGCCAGTCATGACAAAGTTGGTCAACGCATCGGTCATCCCATTGAAGGCTCTGGTGGTAACGGCCTCCATTTGCTTGCCAACCTGTTCAGTCTCTTCACCGAGGGTTCGCAAAGCCTTAGAGAAGCCTGCCCCAGGATCTGCGAGTTCAAATGCACGTTGACCCAAGAGTTGCGCACCGTCAGCTGCTTGCCTTGCCGCTTCTTCAATCCGCTTGAAGGAGTCAGCCAACTTATCGTTGCCTGGTGCTGCTTCCACGAGCTCTCTTGCTTTTGCAGCAAAGTCAGCCAACTCTTCTGCACTGGACTTTCGTGCCGCTGAGAGGCGTTTGAGCGACTCAACTTCACTGATAGCACCGCTGTCCTTGAGCACCTTGATCTGCTCTTCGGTGGCACGCAGTTGGTTTTGGCTTCTTGCAACTTGCTCTTGGATGTCTTTGATCGTCTCCCCTGGCAACTTGATCTCTCGCTCCAAGTTGGATTGTTGGGCATCGCGTTCTAGCTTTTCGCGTCGCAGGGTGATTTCTGAGAGCTTGTCTTGAAGCTTTAGTTTGTCCTGGGTTGTCTTGGCAACCGTGGCCAACCCCCGTTTGAGGATGGTCTCTTCTTGGCCATACAGATCCCCCAGCTTGTCTGTGAAGTCCTTCTGAGCATTGAGTCGAGCCTCACTCGCTTCCTTGAAGCTGATGTAGCCCTGACTCTCATAAAGGTCGATGATCTTTTGGCGGTCTTTGAGGATGCCGCTTTCCACATCTGTCAGACCCTGCAGCTTTTTGATGTCACTCTCAATTTGGGCCATTGCCCCAGCCGTGAGCGCACCCGTTGCTGAGTTGTAGTTGAGTTTTGGTTTAGCACCACCAGTCGCTTCTGCCTCACCCTTATTGATTGCATCAAATCGTGACTTGACCGCGTCAGAGAGCAGCGGCATCTTCCACAGGTCGACATAGTTCTGATTGGCCTTTTCGACAATCGCATTTCGCTTTTCAAGTGCGGCCTTGAGCGTTGCCTGGTTTTCTTCAGAGAAGGGGTTGAGTCCCTTACCCCCGGCAATGAAAGTGCCCAACAACTCCATGTCGGCCCAAACAGCCTCAAAGCTGCCGATCACCGACTTGACCATTTGGATCAGGCCGCGCATCGCATCGATCACGATGGCCAGACCGACTGCAGCATCTTGGGCCCACTCTTTGAGAGTGCCATCGTCTCGCAAGCGAACCATGGCCTCAGCCGAGTTGTGCGTCCCAAGTACCACCTCTTTGAGCTGACCAACCAACTCTTCCATGGCTGGTAATGCTGCAGTCACGATGGTCTGAGCCACAAAGTTGTGCTCTGCCTTCATGCGACCTAGAGCTTTGGATGCTTGTTCAGCGGATTCAATCTCCGCTTGGGTCATGCGGATGTTGAGGTCTTGATTCGCGGCCAAATCTTTCAGGAATGGCAGCAGCGTCGCCCCTGATTTGCCAAACAACTCCAGCGCGATGGCAGTTTTCCCTGCCCCGTCTTCAAAGTCCGAGAGCTTTAGGGCAATCTCGTTCATCACCTCGGCAGGATCTCGGAGATTCCCCCCCGAGTCCTTGGCCTTGATACCCAGATAGGCCAGTGCTTGGCTTGCACCCTTGGTCTCGTCGTCGACCCCAGCGAGTCCCTTGGAGAGTTTGGTCAGTCCTACGCTGATTTGCTCCATGGCCACGCCAGAAATAGTGGCCACTGGCGCAAAGCCTGACAAAGCGACCGCACTTGCGCCCGTTTGTTCGGCAAAGTCCTGCAGTGCGGCCACTGTTTCAAGCGTGTGGGAGATCAGCTCCTTGAGTGCGCCAACAGACTCCACACCCACCGCAATGGCAAAGGTGGTTTTAGCCACTTCTGCCACCCGCTCGAGCGAGGAACGCATGCCATCAGCATGCTTTTCAAGAAGTCGAGCACTCTTGCCCAAATCTTCCCGAAACTCTGCCGTTTCAGCCGCGAGTTTGACAACCAAGGAGCCAATATCAGCCATCGTTCTTCTTCACCTTATGCGCGAACATGGCCTTGAATCTCGCCACATTGAGACTGATGTCTTGCGTTACCGCTTGTTTTTCCATGAACGGCATGAAGTCCTCAGGTCGGAATGGACTTGCATCCTTGGCCCTATGCGCGTTGGCAAAGGTGGATGCCACCACACCCGATCTGTAATCAGCCCGGTAGTCCCCAAATGGCTCGAGTTGGTAGTACGCCAGCCACTCTGAAAACTCATCTGATCCCATCCGAGCCAGCATCTCACGCACAGGCAGGCCAAGAGCCAATGCCAGGCGGAATGCAAAGCGTCGTGTCGGATGGGTTTTTAGGCGTTTTTTGCTTGCTCGACCTGTTCGGCACCAATGCCATTGAGTCGTTGAGCCACAGCAAACACGCGGTCGAGTGCTTTGGCACTTTTGGCACCCAGTGCTGCAATGTCCGCATCACCAAAGAGTCGATCGCCCGACTCATCGCATACGGCTAGAGAGACCAAGCGCGCCCGTACGTTCTCCAGTCGGCCCTCTTTGCCAATCAGACTGGCTTCAAAGGCATCTCGGTCGCTTCCCGTCATCGTGCGAACCTGCACCTCACCACCCCACTCGGGGACTTTGACGATTTCACGAGGGAGATCATCACACTGCAATATTTGTTCACGAGTCAACATGTGTTTCTTCCTCTCAAGCTTCGGTAATTTCGCCATCAATTTCAATCGTCACGGACGCCTGCACCACGGCGTCCACTCCACCTTGCACGCTGAAGGTTGTGACATAGCCGTAGAACGTCCAAATGGCTGGTGTGGTGTCGGTGAACGTCAGCTTGAACTGACGACGTAAACGATTGGCGCGGTCACTACGAAGTCCTTGGTGAATCAAGTCATCCGGGTTGTAGTGCATGGTCAGGGTTAACTGACCTTCGTCTCGCAAGCCCACCCGTTTTTCTTTGGATGCGGAGGCAAGGTTGGTGACATCGATCACGGCGGCTTGTCCACCTGGACCTTGAAAAGACACCACGTTGGGGATGACCTCAAATGCGGTGGTGCCAAAGCGGGAAATCGTGATCCCTTGTGCGGTAATTGCTGTGCTGCTCATGTGTAGCTCCACGTTTAGGTTGAACTCACCTGTCGGTGATAGGTGTAGTCCACGCTCACCCGGTACAGCC